GCCATCATTTGGAGACTCTCCACACCTACCCCAGAGCTTATCTGCCCAGAGGCGATGCCTTTGACTACATCAACCATGCCAGTGATCTTATCACCCTTGATGCCTAGGTCTTGGAGTACTTGGAGTACATAAGTGGGCAGGGGGACACCAGACTCTCTCCTCAACTCTCGTCCTGGCTTCTTCTTCACATAGTTCCCTGGCGCATTGTTCAAGCGCTCCCACTCATTCTTCTGAAGTGCATCAGCGTCGCCTATCCAGATAGCGTTAGACATTAGCATTATGTTTTCTATTATGGTAGCTACTATTTTGTTGCTTAGTTCTTGTGGGTTCTTCAGCAGTTCCACATCACCCCAACCCCAACAGCTTTTCATATCCATATGCCAATGGAGCATATCTATAGGAAATTCCCCATCATTATATGGATTAGGACCATCATCTACTACAACCTCTCCTACCATCACTGCTCTGCGGCAAGCCTTGGTGTACTTATAAGAGCCACCTTCTTTAGTCCTGTCCCGTAGGTAGTACTCCCTCACATAGACTCTAGGGATCGCCGAAGCCACCACTCTAGGCTTATCCATATTCCACAAAGGCTTCAAGAATTTATTATTACTGACCTTATCCTGCTGGACGAAGGTACTCAGACTAGCATCAGGTTTCAACTCGTCTGCGTCCTTAGGAAACAGGTCTCTAGCCTTCTCTAGACTCCACACGTCCTCAAGGATTACAAACTCCCCTTCATGCAGGAGGAATGACTTCAGCACCATAGGATCAATGTACACAGCTCTAGGATCGTAGCTTACTATTCTTATGTCATCCTCATCCTTATCATACAACGTACCTAGAAAACCTGAGCCGAATATCTGAGCGTTGTTGATCATATCCTCATTAGCCTGAGCAAAGCTGCTCTCACCGAAGATAGTATCTGAGAGGCCATTCAGGATGTCTGCTGTCCGCTGATGTATGTCTGCACGGGGGACTACAGTAGGAATGGGCTTCGTATCAGTGAGCAGGGCAGTCTTGCGTTCTATGTTCTCGATGATTATGTTTATCACCGCACTCACTTTATGAGATGGTCTACGAGTAGGCCACAGATTCTCTCCTCTTATGAACTTAGTAAAATTGGACCAATCCTGAGATACGTATTGTTCCTTAAACTGAGAAGCCTCATCGTACATAAGAAGCAAGCGTTTAGAAAGCTCCATATCCTTTAGGGCTTCTAGTCCATCGACCATCTTTTGGAGACGTTCTTTCTCCTTAATAGCTCTGTTGCGGAGTGTGATTACTGGTGCTTGTGCCATTTTATACCCTGTCTGCGTAGAAACCTATTACAGAGACCCCTGTAGTTTGTGTTGATTCACTAGCCCAATAGACTTTCTGGTCTGAGGTTAGAGGAACATCTATAACTCCATGATTTCCCGCTGCAACATACAATAAATGCCCTGAAACTCCTGCACTAGTTACATCGAATATAAATAAATCATTACCTGCTGGTGAACTTACCACTAATCTAGCTGAGATAGCGAATGTAGGAACACAAGAAGATATATCCAACTCCGTCATATTACCTGGGGCCGCAGCGAGATTATACTCATCTATAGGAGTGCTGAAGCCCTGGAATTGTTGACTAGCTTGATAGAAGTCCACTACGTGATTAGAGGCATCAATTAAGACGGCTCCTATACACCTATCATCGCCGTTGTAGAAGCCTTGATGTGTAGTATTCCATGTAGGAACAGTAGTGTGGTTAAGAAAATTAGTGGCAGTTAGGACTGCCGAAGAGATTGACGATTTATCTATGTAGATGTAGTGAATTTCCTGGGCTCCTGCATCTAGGTCTTCTGAAGCAGAGTTTGAACCTCCACTACCGAGCGTGAAAGTCACAGTAGCTTCAGTACGTACTACTCTGTAGTCGGAAGACGTACCTAGATAAGCACACCCACTGTAGATTGAGATCTGAGTGTCCCCTGCGTCATTCATCTCAAAGCCTTTTCTGAAGCCTCTACAGTAGGCAAGACCACTCAGTTCACCCGCTAACTCTGCCAAAGCAGCCTCTACATCGGTGGCGTCTAGTAAACTTCCACTATCCTCCACGCCTACTAAGCTGGCTCCTAGGCCATTAGAAGTACTAGCCAAGTCTGTAGCACCTATTAACTCCTGATCGCCTGTATCGGGAAATGTGAATGTCCTGTCTGCCGTGAGCCCCGTGGTATCTAGCTTGGCGTGGCTACCACCTGAGTTAATTGTGAAATAGGTTGACGTAGTGGAGGTGTCAGTGTTCTGCTCATGAAGATTATCCCCTATATAACCACCTAGCGTGGTTGAGGGAATACACTCAGCGTCTATGTAGTGGAGCGTAGTACTGCCTCCTGAGTGAGTCTCTCTGCTGAATGTACTGGAAGAGTCTCCCCAATTCACATCCTCTTTGCCTATTAGGTCCTTCACGATTGTGAAGAGAGTCATCGCTTAGTACTCCTAATTAAGTTTCATAAATTCGTCAAATGAAATCAATCTAGCTAACCACTGAGATATTATAAGAGATGTGTAGTCGTGGATAGCTCCAGTCGACCAAGTGTCCTTAAACTCCACAGCAGCACTAGCTTCAGGGATGAAGAAGAGTTTAAGTCCTGCCTTCCTAAGTGGGAGCATCGCAGCCAGGACGCACATATTACTAGCGAACCCACACATTATTATGTTCTTCACACCACCAGCTATTAGTACCATGCCTAATGTCTTATCGTCGGTATGATAGCGTAGCTCAATAAGACCTGCTCTTACTAATGAGTCCAAGGTAGGATGGATGTTGGAGTTATAGCTCACCAAGCTAGGATCGTTAGTCAGGACTATAACTGGAATACCCAAGTCAACAGATTTAATCACCATAGGGATTAACCTACTCTCCATCACTGCACCAAAGTAATCATTCAAGTGAGTCGTTGGATTATCAATCCAAGGATCAACCACAAGCACAACTGTGTCAGACCCAGTAAACTGCTGCTGAGTACAGTATAAGTCCTCACCCCTCTGCAGAGTATTAGGCTTGAAGTAGGATCTATTGCATGACTCTATCATGAAACTATCGACATTGCTAACGTAGCAACCAGATAGAATCATTGATATTAAAAGTGTGTAAATTAGTTTCAAAGGTTCTCTTCCTGCCTCAGTAAGTTAATTGCCTCAGCCCTACTCTTAGCACCCTGTTCAAAGGCGTACTCTAGGGCTTCTCTGTTTATGTCCTCACTTAGACTTTCCTTTGGCTTGAACACTCCTGTCTCGTAGTTCTTTAATCCTGTCCTCACCTTTCTTGGGCTCAGGTGTGTCTGACTTCCGTTCTGCAACTTTAGCAGCCGTGACATCAGTATGCTTGCCATCACCAGCAGCACTGAGCTTATCAGCAACAGGACCAACGACAGGATCGTCGTCGCCAGCCTTAATATTTCCACCCTTCTCCTCCGTGGGCACGTTGCCTACTAGACGATTTATCTCCTGCTTCGTGTCCTCTATCATCCTGTCTAGGTCAACTAGCCCTGCCATATAGATTTGGTCGTGCATACTTTTAGGATAACGAGCCTTTATTGCATCTAGTCTCTCTACCTCACTAGCTCTCTGCTCCTCGTAGAACTTCAGACTCTCCATAAGCCCTGCCGCATTGCCGCAATTATTAGAGCAATAGACTTGACCTATCTGTGTGGGATCGAATTGCTTATTACACATAGCACACACATTAGAAGGCTGTTTAAATTCTCGGTGCCAGTCAGGATCGAAGGTCATCGCAGAGAGCCTCCCACCTATGTAGGCCTCCATTAGTACTCCACACACGCACCACCAGATACTCACCTTGTTGTCTAGGGACAGGACCCTTAGTAGTTCATTAGCCCCAGCAGGGAGTTGCTGCATCAGCAACTCTGCTGCCTCGTCCAGCTTAACATCACTCACACTTGCCATAATTACTACCTCCGTCTAGTAGTTTAGCCAACTTTCATCATACGTATCTTGCCTGCCGAACTCTAGGATTTGGTTGAAGTCCTTATCTATGTAGTTTACATCATGTGAAATAGAAGGGGCTACAGTTTTGGGAGTTCTAGTTACATCCAACCTTTCTCCTCCCGTGTCCATCTGCCTGTGCATGACGAATAGACCTATCATCCCTGCCATTACCCTGTCATCATGCCCTTTCCCAGCAGCCTCACCAGTGCCCTCCTCATTTCTGATAAAAGTCATACACTCCTTAATAAGGTCGGAGCTATGGATTATAATAACCATATCGGCGATGCAGTGGGACATAAAGCTAATAAGGAGCTTTTTACTGCTCTGATTAGTCAACCACCCCACCTTTTGAGTGAACTTGGCCGTGTAGTGGTCGAAGTACTCTTGTTGATAGAGGTTCCAATAGGTTTTCTGAAGCTCCTGTTGAGTGGCTAATCCATGTGCATTAATTTCTACTCCTACTAGGGCCGAGTTGTACATACGAGCGAGCTTTTCCACTACAGCAGACAAGTTGTACGGGTCTAAGTGTCCGTGCCATTCAGCCACCTGCTCAGCCACGAAGGGGTGTGCGAGCTTCTTCCACACCTCCACGCAGGAGAAATCTCCCTGCTCACCACCATCCGCTACATCTACGCCTATGCAGTACTCAGCATCAGTCTGTGGGCCTTTCCACATTCTAAACTGACCCTGCTCGTTGGGCAACAAGCGTCCATTCTTCTCTACATCACCCCTAAATTTAGGACCAGAACACTTAATACTCATACTCCTTAATTTACGCCGGTCGAAGACACAAACTCCACTGACGATAAATGCTTCTTCTGGTGTTGATGGATACTCCTGTCTAAATAGTTCCACATCTCCATGCAGGTCTGCAATAGTTAATCTCCTCCAATACATCTGCTCAGGAGTGAGGTCGAATTGCCTAACCAGCTCTTGCTCTTCTTCGTTATAGCTCTCAACAAGCGCTTTACGCTGTTCTATGTCGTGAAAGCGGTGAGAATACTCAAACAAGTCGAACCAGGCCAGGAAGAAGGGCGTAAAGTTACTTTCTCCATCAACCGAGCGCTGCCACTCGTCATGGAAGAAGTTAGCCACACCTTTGGCAGTAGACTCATAGATTATAAAATTGTCTAGGTTCTTTGGTATGGTAGGCAAGAGTGCTGGGATGACCTCCTGGGGGAACTGCCATGACGCAAGCTCACTCGCGTGCATGTTGTGGACAGTTGTGCCTCGACCGACGCTTACTTTTCCAGCGGTGTAGACCTCCAAGCTAGATCGGAGGCCAGGGTTTTTGTAACGGGTCTTCTTATCGGGGTTCTCGAAGACTATTTCCTTCTTAGACGAATAGCGGGTCATGGGGCGGAGAGACTTAGGCAGGCAGTCGTAGAATAATCTACACATACCGAAGATACTACTGCCACTCTCCTTCTCATGGGCTATTATTATATTCTTGGTGTTCTCAGCCATGTGAGCTGAGTGGAAGATCCTACCCTCTGCGTAGGTGGAGATTCCCTCCTGCCTAGCTTTGAGTACTATGATACGCTGTAGTTTGCCTTGTGCTTTGAGATCGTCCATACAGCGCTGTAGTTTGATCTGTGGCTCGTTGAGGGTGAAGCGGATGAGACGAGACTCTTTGTCCTTTATGTTAAGGAGATTGGCTGCATAGTAGGGGAAGTCCCACGTACAACGGTCGAAGTTTAGGAGGGCTTTTGGAGGGGTCATTTCTTCAGACCCCCATGAATCTTCTTTACATACGACTCAATCATATCCACAGCATCGCTCTCTGAGAGCGTCTTGTTCAGATAGCTTTCAACGAAGACCCCAACCTGCTGAGCTTCGTCCTTTGTCAGTCCGGCGAATACTTCTGTAGGTTTCTTCACTGTTAGAGTCTTTAATATCTGTGGAGTGAGGTAGTCGTCAGGTAATAACTTCATAGGTTTAAGTTCACCTATGTAGCTTAGGTACTCTAACTGACTCAAGTACTCGTCAAAAGTTAGAAGTCCTGCATCGTAACTGTCCGTACCTACTTTGAGTTGAGCTACTACTGTGGGGTCTTTTAAGTCTAGCTTAGCCATAGCCTTGTCAATCTTGATAGTCTTCTCGGCAGGAGAAAGCTGAGTTATGGAGGATTTCTTAGGACCAGCCTTTCCTATTATTTCATCAAACTCAGCTCCTAACTCGTCCAAGTCCTTAAACGCTTGCTCATTTATGTCTGCGTCCATTGGCTTGTCGAATAACTCCTGCTGAGCCTTGGAAGGAAACTCTACATCTGGTTTGTGCTCTGCATAAGCCTTATAGGCAGGATCGAACTCCTTTAACACCATCATAGCATCAGTCTCTTCAGGAGTTAGGTTCTTCTGTACTTTAGTCATGCTAGCTAAATAAGCTTCTGACTCCTCAGGAGTTATCTTCTGGAGCTTAGCAAGTTCTCGCTCACTCATGCCCCTGAGACGACTAGGAGACATTACTTGAGGCTTTAGTCCTGTCCACGGTGCATAACCCCACTCAAGGGGTCCTGTCTTACTAGCCTTACCCACAAGGTTGCCGAACTTAGGCCCAAAGGTGCGGAACCCAGCTCCAGGCCCTCCCATGTGGGCAGGACGTTCAATCTTCGCATCAGCGTACTCTCTCATACGTGGTTCTATCATCCCTGACAAGCGCCGAATGCCTGGATCAGACTTACTTGCGACTGTAGACCCAGGATTATAAAACCTCCTGTCTACCATCATGAGCTTCTCAGGTGGGAAGATACGCAGTTCATATTCTCCATAACGGTGAGGATTCGACAGAATCGCCATATAGCCGCGCTTTTGGAGATTCTTTGAGACCTTCTTAGATAGGTCTATCTTAAACTCCATATCACGGTCAACTATGTTATAGTAATCCTTCCTCAACCTTGCACCTGATGGAGTACGCTCCCATAATCGAGGGTAAGTTTGGAGGGCTTCTAAGACTGCATCTGTGTGGGTGTGCCAACCCCTAGGTGTGGTGTTGTCGAGTATAAGACGCTCTGGGACATCTGTCCAGAGGGGCTGGACACGGGCGAATGGGAGTTTGATATTAGCGACTGCACGTCTCTTCTTGTATGCTTTTGTGATTTGTTTATACAACTCAGGGTCATCGAGTTTGAGATACTGCAATGCAGTTGGGGTATCGTCACGAAGGAGTGCAGTGTTGAACCTAGGATATTTAGTCCTGGCTAGACGCTCTAACTCATATATTTGATTACTCGTCTTAGAGTAATAAGCGTCCAGCTTCCTGGGTCTACGAATGAAATCTAGGACTTTCTGAGGCAGGAGGGTGGTACTTATTCCCCAAGGCTCACCGAAGTAGGGTTTTCCGAGATAATGCTTGAACGTTTCTCCTGTCCTGGGATAATACTTCGGATCACCACCATGCAGGACAATACCGCGCACCATCTTAGAACTAATAGTAGGCTCTAAGAGGTCAGCTAGTACCCACTTCCCACTGACTTTCTTCATCTCCCCTTCTTTAGTTCTCCTAAGCCATGTCCTGGGTGGACGCTCACCGAAGTGTGCCCTAGCTCCACGTATCTTCTTTCTAGCGAAGACTTTCTGAAGCGGAGTACCTCCCTTAATCATACCTAGTGAGGCGTCTTCGAATGCCCTCGGTCCTCCAGGCATACTACTTACTAGCCCTAGAGAGGCTAACTCAGCGTACTCAGAGGCTCTCTCTGGTGAGGGTGGACGATACAGATTACGTTCTAGGAGTGACTTAGCTCTCTTAGCTTCCTCTAAGGTAAGCTCACCCATCTTATAGAGTATATAAGGAGGTAGCACGATAGGAGCGACCAGTGCAGTGAGGGCGGAGTTTATAGCCTCCCTAGTCTTGCTGCTCTTCCTAACTGCTTGTTCTTGGGGCATAGAGTACTCTCCGCTACCGCCTGAGCTTTTTCTTCTGCTTCACTGCTTTACGCTTTCTGGAGTCTTTACTTCTCCACATCCCATAACATTGCCCTGCTGCTTGGTCTCTAGTCTTGCCTTCTCTCTTGATGAGATAACTAATACACCTACCTATGAATGCACTCTGACTCTCACCCTGCCTTGGCGGACTTGGCATCTTTCAAATCCTCATTGAGTTGCTTAATAGCTCCCTGAATATCCCCTGTCTCGTCATGCGGGTTATCAGGAGTAATCGACTGAAGCTGACCTTTCTTCACAACCCTCAACCTCTGTTCAAATATCATATCCCCCTCATCATGTTCTTTCTCTCCACCACTCATACCTTCACTCTGCGCCACTCTATCCAATATCTGCGTAATAGCGTCTAGCTTCTTAGGGTGAGTATCAGACTCAGCAACCTTCACCAACTCCTCAGCCGCCTTCTTAGCTTTATCCCCCAATACTTCAAGGGCCTTCCTGTACTTAGACTTCTCCAGCTCCTCAAACCTATCCACCTGTCGTTGGAATACTATATTAGCCTTCAGTACTGAGAGGCGTGTGTCTGAGATCTGAATATCCTGCTTGATCTGCTTATTAGTCTGCCCCTGCGCTACACGCTTGGCAATCTCCATATGGAAAGGTGATATCTTGAAGCCCATAATCTAGGTGTCCTCCGTTATTGTGCTACTCCGTATCAGAAAGTACTACTTTCCCTAGCATGAGAGCAAGCTAGAGCTCAAATGATGAGACCATTATACCATACGCGGGCAGGGGAGTCAAGAGATTTCAAGTATTTAGCCTGGGAGAGGGGAGAGAAAGGGGGGTGCTAGGAGGTGCTTAATCTAGGGTCCTTTTCTAGTACTCTACGACTAGAAAAAATAAAAAAATTTCGTACGAGGTCCAGTTCCCACGCAGTGAGCGGGAGCGCTGAGGGGATAAGTTAGGCGCTGGGGACATGCTCACAAGGGCGCTAGGTTTTTTTCAAGAATAATCAGCGTAGAGCTTGACATTTCTAGTGGAGTACTTATCTTATGATTGAGGCGTAGGGAAAGGCGCCTCCGAGAGCTCATTGAAAATTGAATATCGTACAGGATAAGCGCTGAGATGTTAGGGCATGGTATTAGCTAGCTAGCATGGGCGCGATAGGAGTACTAGCTGTGCCACAATTCATTCATAGGAGTTCATATTATGGCTAAGAAATTTGCTTACACAAAGCGGAGTGATGCTGAGAAACGTATGGAAGAGAAAGGCGTAAGCGGTAAGATCAAAGTTAAATCCGCGCAAGCAAGGGCAGGGGCGCTTAAGATGTTCCTCAAAGAAGGTGAAACTAATCAGGCCCTTGAGAAACTACTCTCTTCTAGTACGCCAGTGTACATCTTTGAAGGTGATACGCCAGAAGATGATTTGGCATACTACGGCGAAGATTGGCTGCAAAGCGCAGCAAGAATGAAGCTTACTTCAGATTCTCTTGACATCGTACGCAAGAAGGAAGAGGCACGACTTGATGCTAATGCCCTTAAGCTGGTAGCAGAAGGCATGAAGCAAAATGCTGAGCTGACAGGGCAGGATTCAGAAGAAGATTCAGCCTAATCACTCAATACTCTCTAGGGATTCGCTCCTTAGGGAGTATTTTTTTGTCCTAAGTATATTAGTATATTCTCCCCATTGTGGTCTGGCGTCCCCTCCCTTGCTGGCGTCTTGTAGACTACAGTACTCTCCCCTCTACTATCATACTGTGAACCTTCAGTACTCAGCCCTCCATTCATGCGAGGGTTCTCCAAGGCTTGAGCCCTAAATTTGTAGTTATATCAGCTACTTATAGCCCTAGCCTTTTTATAAGTAGCGCACGACTACCACACTCTCTCAACTTAATTTGACTCAATATGGGTTATTATTCTTAACTTTTATGTTTTTTATCTTATATTTTTTTATATATATATATATATTTATATATAGTACAACTTACTAACTAGTACTCAGAGTAACTAGTACTCAGAGCGTAGAGTACGCAGAGTAGCTAGTACGCAGAATGACGCAAAGCCTATACACCCTACCCCTAGGGCGCTACTTATGGGAAGGATAGGGCTGGAAATAGCTGATTTTACTAGAGATTTAGGGCTTAGAGCTTGGAGATTTTTCTTGCCTTTTCCTCTCTGCCCTGCTATAATGAGGTACATTCCTTAGGGGATAGTCTATAGGACGGAGGACTAGAGAGATGAATGAAGAGAGTAGAGAGAATAGAGAGAGTAGAGAGGAGATTAGTCTAGAGCAACTAGAAGAGGAGCGCAGAGACGCGTTGCATGGGCTAGAGGACCTAGATGATAGTGAGTGGGATGATTATAGAGATCAAGAAGAGGCTAAGAGTCTAGAGTACATAGCACCACCCTGCCCACTCACTGAGCCTAGGAGTCAAAGTCCTGCCTCCTACTCCCCGAGCCCTAGCGCCAGGAGTTTCGAGACCAGCCTAGCCAAGGCAAGACAAGCAGACTCAGACAAGCTCCACAGAGCTAGGTTAGTAGAGAGGAGAAAGGAGTCCATTAAGGGAGTATTCATTGGCGATGAGTTGGGATTTGCCTGTCACAGTCAATCAGCACTCTTACTATTTAATGACGTGCAAATGCACAAACCAAGGAATGCAGTCAAGGCACTAGTTATGCTAAGGGACTTGGGATTTTGTAAGCTATGCACAGAGGAAGACCAGTCTTGTGGCACTGAAGAGGTCGTGCAGTTCGTGCCCTCCAGTATGGGAGGCTTGTTTGAGGAGAATAATGCTTTTCAGTTATGCAGGAATTGCTTCAAGTGTTGGCCTAAGTATAGTACTAATAGGTTTATTAAATATCCTAAGGTTAAGGATAACTGGGATGCTATTACTGTGTATGTGCTAAGGCGCAGACTACAAGGCTACAAAGGAGCTAAGCCTCCTAAGGTAGAGACTATGGACCTCTACAACGCAGCCCTAGCTAGGCAGGGGAAGGTTATACTGGATCACAAGATAGCTACTAGACCTGATATGCGTAAGAAGATAGCAGGTTATGTTACCTCGTATATGAGGGGAGTGAGTAGTCCTCGTCCTGCCCCAGCCCTCATCCAATCTGAAGCTCCAGTCTCAGAGCTATTTAATGACGAACCAGCCTACGAGCACATGAGACACCTCCTAGAGAAAGCTAAGTCTAAGCGACGCACCTCAGAGCCTCCAGAGCTTTCAGACTAATAGCAAAGTACTAAGCGGTTCACTTTATGAACTGGTTAGTACTTTGTCTTGAGGGTGAGAGTGTAGGGGTGTATGACTAGGGACTGTAGAGGCTTTTAATGGCCTGCTCAAAAGCCCTTGAAAGGCCGATATCGGCTAAATATGCCCTAAGCTATTGAAATCATTGAAGAAAATAATGCTTGCATTCCCTTTTAAAATGCTTATAATAAGATAGGCTTGGAAAAGGAAAGCTAAGCCCAAAGAAAGACTAACACATTCAAACGGGAGCATAGCATGTACACAGAGATCAATGACTTACTAAAAAGGAAAGAGATCATTTCAAAACAGATTCAAGACTTATCATACCAGATTAATGAGTTAGCAAAGCAACGTGAAGAGATAAGGGACAAGATATCTCAGCTATGTTGCTCTATTCCAGTAGCAGAACCTACCATAGCGAAGAAATCCAAGAAAGCACAAAATGACGAAGTGTTCAACACGCTTATGAAAGCCATGAAGAGTGATCCGACTTTTATACAGCGGTTGGCTAAGGCTATGAGAGAGGAGAAATAATGGAACAGACAGAGAGAGGAGAACTACACGACATAATTATTGATTTGAGAAAAGCCATCCTGGAAGACGATAAGAGTGTAAGGGAAGCTGTGGCAACACAAATAACAAGGTTGTATAAATTGCTTAGGGAAGAGAAATGAGACAACCAGACGAGAGAGAACTCCACACACTGCGCTTATACTTGGAGTTAGAAGAACTAAATCCGGATAACATCGGAGTCATAAGCCACTATCATACGGCTAAACCAGGATATGCAGGGAAGCTGTTTGTAGTAGTACTGGATGATCCAGACCATATCAAGTTAATAGGTGTGGATGGAGCGCAGAGACTCTACACGCTACTATCCACTTATTAGAATCCACAAAGAAAGGAGGTGATTAAAGTGAGGCTAAATGACTACTTTCCGATTGGTGAATGTCCTGTCTGTGGGAAGACCGTTTATTCTAGCGTTTTCTGGAATAGTCCAAAGTACAGAAATCCTAGAATCCCCACATGTAGCCATGCGTTCGACCCCTATGATATCGAGAGCATTACAAAGGAAGAACGCAGAAACATTCTAGCAATGTCGAGAGACATCAGAGCATTACTAAAGAAAGGAGATGAACGACATGACAGCATGGACTAAATCATCCAGATCAGGAGCACAGATCAAAGAAGCATCTGTCCTGTCCCCAGGCCCCAAGCTACGGAAGGCAAGACGTATTAGAAAGGTGCGGAATAAGTCTGCGCGCAGGATGCGCAGACTGCAAAGGAAAAGGAGATAAGTATGAGACCACTAGGCGGAAGTAAAGGTAGAGGGGGCACAGTGGGGAGTTCGACATTCCAATCCTCACCACCTCCCAAGAAGAGACCTGGGTCAGTAGCTACCATAAAATACATGGGGTTCAGTGAGATATTCAGAGAAAAAGTTATTCTCATAGAGACTCCATATGAGAAAAACTTCATTGATGCCTTGAAACTGAATGTGCCTGCTAAGAAGAGGTTATATAGTGATTTTGATAAAGCATGGATTACCATGCTAGACCAGTTCGACAAAATAGCACACATTTGTGAAAAGTACTTCGACGAAGTTCAGCTATTTAATTTTCCTGAACCTCAGGTCGCCGCCTCATCATGGGGCAAGTTGTATCTGGTCGAAGGTGCGCCTCTTGAGGTCGTAAGGGCAGCTTACAAGGCACTTGCGATTAAGTATCATCCAGACAAGGGTGGTGATCAAGAGATTATGAAGAACATCAACATCGCCTATAAGGATATATTGGGCGAGTTGAAGAACGGAGACTAGGAGAAAGGAGAAAACTATGGACAACAGCATTACACAGACCAGTACACAGAAGGTGCGAACATATAAGGCCACCAATAAAAGGGCCTTGCGGGAGACTAAGCAAACCTCAACAGGAAGCGGGATCGTCCTGCTGGCTGACAGATCAGGCAGCATGGCAGGTGACAAGATGCACTATCTAAGGAAAGCCCTGACTGATGTGTGGAGACCAGGTCTTCAAGCCATCGCATTTGACAGTGACCTATGGGAAATCGAGCATCAAGACATTCCTACCTTGGACGCTACCGGAACTACTCAAATGTGGGAAGCCCTCAAGGAAGCGTGGAGTCGCAACCCTCGCCACATTGTGCTCATGACTGATGGTGAGCCTGATGACCGCAAGCAGGACATTCTCGCGGACGTGATGGTGCACAGAGAAATCAAGATCGACACTGTGGGAATAGGAAACCAGGGCGGACATGGGTATGATCCAGACTTCCTAAAGGAAATTGCCAGAATAACTGGTGGAAAGTACCATAGTGTACACGAACCTATAATGCTACCCACGGTGTTGAGGGGACTGTTGGAAGAAGGTTCAGGACAGAGGGAAGGGGTGATTAGCTTATGAAGAAATTAGCAGACCTCAAAGAGACAATGAAGAAGAAAACCGACGAATTGGACAAGAAAGTCCCATTCGAGCATAGGTTTGGGACTCACCTCAAGCTAATCCCCTACGCATTTGCACAAGGACCTCAGTTTTACGGTTATCACAGAGAAGGTGAGTCAACCCTAGTATCCCTCATCCTGCCTCCAGAGCTTATAAGTGCCTTCAGACGTCTATCAGATGCCTACGTGCAGAAGAAAGAACGTGAAGGCAAGACAGTAGATGAGGGACTTCAGGCAAGACTTGAGAGTAGCTTCGTCACCCATATGTTCAGCCAAGGCTTGCTAACTACAGCCCACGCTACCGGCATGTTGGACATAGATAAGGTGATTGAGCAACTAGAGAACAATTCGTAGCGCACCTCAGATGCCGGATAATGAGGTGTGCACTAAGAGGTGGGACTGTGAAGAGGGTGGAATGTCCCTCTGAGTCCTGCCTCCCCAGGGCCTCAGTAAACTTCAGCCCCCCTCCCCGTACTGAGGAGGACGTGGGCGACTAGGCCCTCCCTCCCCACCGACCCATCCTACCTCTGAGGGGCTAATGCTCCCCCGTTGACGAGGTCGAGGTTGGTGGGGACTAATCTTTAGCTTAGCATACGCTAGAGTGACTAGCGTAAATTAAATAGAAAGGAGTTAGTCTTATGGGTAATAAGTTACATGAGTTATTAGCGGTAGAGGCGGACTTAGAGGGTGCAGCTAAGAAGATCCTGGCTGAGTCCATCAAGACCTTTAAGGACAAACCTGGCTTCTTCACCGGAATGGTGAGGGAGTTGAAGATGTTTGAGGAAGGTGAGGAGAAACCTCCCGTCGAGAGGCAGGAGATAACAACCACAGTGGTGGCTAAGCTAGACTACACCAAAAAACCAGTCATCAGATGGCTGGATGCAGTCGCGCAAAAAGAGCGGACAAATCAGGACGCCAAAGCAGACCTGGTCGTGGACGGTGCAGTCATTGCTAAGGAAGTCCCTGCTACTCTTCTGCTGGCGTTAGAGAGCAGACTCAAGCTAGTCAAGGCAGTGTACGATGCTATCCCCACTCTTGCCCCAGGTAAGAAGTGGGAACTAGATGAGTCCCAGGGACCTAATGTATACAGGGACGTCCATCCTGAAGAGAAGTACAAGACCAAGAAGACCTTCGAGCACAAGGTCCTGTATAATGCCACTAAAGAACACCCTGCCCAGATCGAGCGGTGGGAAGAGACCAAGAATGTGGGAAAATACGTTCAAAGTGTCTGGAGTGGCATGATCTCTCCTGCCCAGAAAAGCAGACTATTAGGGAGAATAGACAAACTGCTAGAGGAGGTGAAGAAAGCAAGACAACGAGCCAACAACACTGACGTGGTCAAAATGCATGTTGGCAAGCTGCTATTCGACTACATCCATCAAGATGTAGAATAAGTTTGGGCATAGTGTCAGACTAAGCACAGAGTAATTAGCTTTAGTGTAGTGTCTTGCCCACAGCGTTAGGCAAGCGGAATGTCTTGAAGCGGTGCGCCTTAGTAAAATGATTAAGACAGGGGTTCGAATCCCCTCCCACCGGCCACAAACCTATCGGTGGGTAGTTCAATGGTAGAACATAGTCGTATTAGTACAACAGGCGTAGGTGAGTGGATGGACTGTGATGCAGCCACCCGACGCATATGTAGCTCAATTGGTAGAGCGACGGGCTTCTAACCCGTATGTAGGGAGTTCGATTCTCCCTATATGCAACATTGGAGACATGGTATATGTCAACGGGGAGTCTGCAAGGCGATGTAGGCTCCCCATTTATTAAACATTCTGAGAAAGGAGACTAGAAATGACAACATTCATGTTCAATACCCACGTTAGGTATCAAAACAATGACGGCAGCAAGAGGACCCTTAGTGAGATGATTCACAGAGCAGCAACACAGTTAAAAAAGAAATTTCCTGAGCTTATGAAAACACTCGACAAGAGTAACTGGTCTTTGATAGTGCCTGGCGGAATGGACGCTAGGCTAGTTTCGTTCAGACCTAATGTAGTGTATGTGAATGACGCTAATGAGGTCAGGGAGAGATTAGAGTTAGAGTACGAGATAATTCATCACAGCAGAGGACGTGATAAGAGGGAGGAGAGAGAATGAAAATAACAGTAAGCATTCCAGATAAAGATATAGGAGACCTCACCGAGAAGTTGGCTAGTCATTTCGAGCCAAGACAAACATCCCTATTCTCTTCTGATCCACCCAACCACAATAAAGCCTGGACCCCCACGGCCAGAAAAACATTACGTGCTGAGATAAATGAGTTCATCCACCAATTGGCCAGAGCTAAGGGTAGGACGGAGAACTCAATCTACTGGGCCATTAGAAGGGAGTTGAGTGTTCCTTTATGGGGGACTAGAGAGTGAAAAAAGGAGACATAATAATAATTCTCTCCCCACGCCCCATGAGGGGCTTCGCTGCTGTCGTGGACGAGGTGACGCCTAAGGGATGTATGGCACATTTGCTGGACTCCGAAGACCTGCCTCGACCCTTCAGCGGCAATGAGTTTATGACTACTAGACAAACTACTGAGTCCATACTCACCAAATACGAGAGGACCTCACTAGAGCTGGATGAGGCGCTCACTCTGGAGAGAGACTTTCCAGACTTCTTCACTAAGAAATCCAAGGCTAAGACTAAGGCTAAGTCTAAAACCCCAGCCAAGAAAAAGGAGCTTACTAAAGCCCAGCTTAGGATGCTGGGACAGGTGGTTAAAACATTATTAAAGGAGAAAGGAGAACCAAAATGAGATATCCAAACAGTAAATATGAAGAAAAACTAGAAGGACGCAAGACTGTAGCAGCACTACGCAGGCTTCGTAAGAAGATGTTGCAGGCTGCACCTACAGTACTAGTGGAATTTAGTATAGGTAACTACGGCAGAAACTTCTCACGAGTCACAGTCTACAATGGCATCTCACACGCTTACTTCAGCACCTTTGAGGAAGCAGAACAGTGGGTTGATGAGTATGTGGAGGAGAAAGGAGGACGTCATGACTAGAAAGATAAATAGGGTAAAATTATCTAAAGGTGATAGGGAGAAAGTAGAGAAGTGGCTGAGACGGGACAACAGGTGTTGGGGCTGTCCATTTTACCTCAATATAAGCGAGGCGGAGCAACCAAACTCACAATGTCGTACAGTATGTATGAATTGGTTTCCACGTGTGGTGGTTAATAGCTATGGAGATGTCGAAGGCTGCCCTTGTGGACTTTACAGCTTTAAGTACGTAGCTAAACAAGCAAGAGAAATGGTGAGATATTCAGGGAGGTCCAAAAAATGAAAGTTGAAAAAGGAACATTCCTAACGCTACGAGACAAGGGTATCTATTTGTATGATCCCTCAAGACTAGGCACTTTCATATCCTGCCCACTAGCTTATGCCTATAGGCACGAACTGGGCCTAATCCCCATCACAGAAGCTCCTGCCTACGGGAGAGACTATGGTGCATGTGGTCATGCTGCCCTTCAGGCTTGGGAGATGAACAATAGGGACGATAAACTGGCCCTTCAAACGTGGCACCAAAAGTTTGCTCCCCTGGAAGAACCCCCTCAATTCAGCTCCAAGACAGGCAAAGAACTAAAAGGCACCTACACCCTACTTGCAGGTGCTAGTCTCCTCACCGCATACTTTAATAAATACCGTAACGACCAGCGTAAGGTGGTAGAGGTAGAACTATGTCTGGCCGAAGAGATCGCACCTAATAAGTTCGTGTGTGGCAGGATAGATAAACTAATGCAGACTCATAATGGGTATTGTTATGGGGATTATAAGTTTACTAAGTTTCCTAATAACTACGACACCCTGCCTTCACTTCAGTTTCAGACATACGAATACCTTATAGGAAAAGTAACTGGCTCAGATAAGATATCTGGCGAGCTGGACCTACTGCAAGTTATGAAATCATACAACGGCCAAGACCCCATTACTAGAGTGCCGTTCTCGTACTCAGACTTCCACAGGGAAGAATGGCGCATGAGTGCAGTATGGTGGATTAGTCG